GTCGCCATACTGCTGGAAGTTCTCGCGAAGCAACCTTGCGGCACCGAAGGCCGATTGCTCGACCGAATAGGGGTCCTGGACGCCTTCCTTGCGCGCGGTGGCGTCCATGAACTGGAACGGCCCCTTGGCACCGGCATCCGAGACGACATAGCGATGAGAGCCGCTTTCCTGGCCGCGTACGGCCTGAAGAAGCGCTGGGTGGACACCATACTGATGGCCGGCCGCCTCATAGATCGGCGTCCAGTCGCCTGGCTCTGACGCGGTCGGGTCGGGCAGGTATGCCGGCGCCGTCGGGTCGGGCGCGTAATCGGCCATCTACTGGATGGTCTCCCATCCTTTATCGGTCAGGATGCGGCGTTCGCCAGTTAGTTTATTTTTGACCTTCGTGCCGATCTTCACTGGCGGTTTGGCAACCGGCGGGGCGGCGGCGGCAGGCTGGTTCTGCGTGCCAGAGGGGGCGGCTGGTGGTGGCGCGGCGGCCGGCGGTGAAGCAGCTGCGGGGGGCGGTGAAGCGGCTGCAGGCGTTGCTGCGGGCTCCTGCCGTGACTTGGTGCGCTCGACTATGTTCTTGCGAGCCCTAGCCTCCAACTCCTCGTCAGAGGCGCCCTGATATCGCATCTCCTGACGGATCGTGTTCTTCTCGGCCTGGACGAGGCGATCGAACGTGTTGGCGTCGTTCACCCCAGCCCGCACCATCGAATAGGCCTTGTTGAAGTCTGGTGCCACACCCTTCTGCACCAGGATATTGGCTTCCCGTATCCTGGCGGGGTCGGCACCGACATTCTTCTTCGGGTCAATCGCGGGGCCGAAGTTCACGGTGCCCCAATTCTTGTTCAGATAGACGCCCTGGCCCTGGTTGTTCGGATCGAGCCCCTCGTACTCCCATTGGCCCTTCTGGGCGTTGATCTCCGCCCATCCGATCCGTGCGTTCCCCTGGATGATGGCGGCCTGGATTTTCGCATCGGCCGCCTTCTGGGCGACATCCTCCCTCGCCTGCGCACCGATGGTCGCCGTCTGCACCCGGCCGCCGACGATCGCGGCGGTTGCGAGGGCCTGCTCGGCCCGCTGCATCCTGGCGTTCCAGTCGGAGATGTCCTGTTGCGAGGTCTGGAGAGGAACTTCGGACGCCGCCACGCCAAGGTTTCCCATGGCCGACGCTTGCTGCCACTGCTGGCGCCGCTCCTCCTCGGTTACCGGAACAGCGGCACGGAACCCAGCCCCGAGCGATTCGGCTAACGATCCGGTACGGGTGGGTGACAGGATCCCACCCGCAGCAGCGAGCATGGGCAGGTTTGACGCCTGCCCAGCCCGGGCGGCTTGAAGGATGCCCATTGCTTGATTGATCGCCGCGATCTTCTGGCCGGCAGCGCGGTCTCGCTCGCCCTTCAGGGCCTGATAATCCAGGGCAGGGGATGAGCCACGCAGGTCCCGGCCGTAGTCGACGAGATCATTGGCGGCGGTGTTGTCCTGGGAAAGCGCACCTCCAGCCGTGGCGGCGACGTAGGGGTTATTGGCCGCGTTCGGATCGGTGGCGAGCGCATAATCCCCGGACGTGAAGGGTTGCGCCTGTCCGCCGTCGGCGAACCGCTGGCGCGACAGAGCGCCCGCCATTCAAGCCACTCTCGAAAGCGCGCCGGCGACGCGGCCGCCGCGCCGGCCGGCCCCGCCGTTGCTCAGCACGTTGCTGGTCGACGTGTTGGAGGAACTGTTGGGCGAATTGCTGTTGGCCGCCGTCTGGGTATTCCCCCCGTTGAGCAGCGACGACGCGCCAAGCGTGGTGCCGACGAACGAGGACAGCGGGGAAGGCGCGAAAGCCTGACCCGGGTAGTAGGCCGTGCCCACCGCCTGGGTGTTCGACGGCACGTTCTGGCCGCGGATGATGTTCGAGGCGAAGGCGAGGTTCTGATAGGGCCACTGCTGCTGCGCATAGAAGTTGTTCAGCGCGGCGTTGATGTTGGTCTGCGCCAGCGTGTCCTGCGCCTGACCGGCCGCCGCGACCTGCCCGGTGTCCAGCGCGGACAACTGCGAGGTGAGCGCGCCGATCTGGCCCAGCTGGGAAGCCCCGGTCTGCTTGGCCTGCTGCTCTGCCAGGGCCGTGTTGAGCGCGCCCTGATAGCCGGACTGCAGGGCCTGGGAGGTCGCCTGGTCCAGCGCCTGATTCGAGAGGTAGAGCGCGTTGTTGTACTGCTGGCCTTCCTGCGGCGACGCGCCCTGGCCGGCCGAGACGAACTGAGCCTGGATGCCGGGAAGCTGCTGGTTGAACAGGTTCCAGTTGGAGGCATTCTGAAGCGCGCCCACCACCTGTCCGGTGTAGGGCGACATGTACTGGTTGATGTCGGTCGACGAAATCGGCGTCGATCCGGCCTTCGCCAGATTGGTCGCGTAAGCCAGCGCAGGACCCCAGTTCCCGACATTCCCAGTCGCCATGTTCCACGACTGCTGCGTGGCACCGGACGGACCAGCGACCTGCGGGAAGGGAACAGGGGTGTAGTTCTGGCCAGCGAGGTTGGTCGCCGCGTTGCCCAGGTTGTAAACGTACTGCTGCAGCCACAGCGGATTGGAAACACTGGTGTCGGCTTGGGTCGGCTGCGGCGGGACGGGGGCGCCGCTGAAGATCGAGGAGAGGGCACCGCTCACGAGGCGCGTCTCCGCATCGGCTCATTGATGCCCCGGCCTCGACTGTCCGGAGCGAATTGCTTCTGGCGCACCAGCCGCGAGAGAGCGCCGCGGTCTCGGTCGAGCATGTCGGCACCGCGCTTGTTGGCACCTGGGGCCTTGGGGTTGGAGGGATTGCCAAGCCTGGCTAGATCGTCACCGGTTAGGACGTATTCCCCATCGCTTAGGCGGGCCTTCACATCGTCAGATGTCCAGGTCCCCTTTCCCTTCACCCGCTGGCTGACGCCGCCAGTGGTGAACTCGTTGTCGTTCAACGCGCCGCCTCTCCGCTTGCTCATCTCCTGGAGGCTGTCCCAGCCCGGAGGAAGTGGACGGTTCTGCTGCCAGTCTTCTTTCTGGCGCGGCGTCATCGAGTCCCACTGAGCCTTGTTGCGGCGGTAAGTCTCGCGCAGGTCCTCGGCGTCGTTTGCTCCGCCGCCGCCGGCAAGGCGGAGCGCCCCGCCGCGGTGGAAGCCGAAATTCTTGAGGTTGTTGCCCTGGAAGAAAAGCTGCTCGGGCTGCGACCCGTAGGTGTACCAGTTCGTGTTGGGCGGCGGAGAGACTGGAGACCGGCCGACGGCACCTGTTTGCAGCGGCATGGTGTAGTACGGGCCGAGGTTCTGGGTCGCAAGCTGGGTCTGGGCCGGTGTCACCAGCGGGCCGCCGTACTGCTGCGGCTTGCCGAACAGACTGCCCAGGGCGGACAGACCACCAAGAGCGAGGGAGGTCCCGTTGATCTTCCCGCCGAAGAGACCGTTCAGGCCGCCTCCGGCGTTCGCGGGCGCCCCGCTGACAGGCGTGGCAAGGGCCGGAGAGGTCGCGGCGGTCGATGCGGCGTTCGCGAGCGCGCCAGCACCGGGGACTGGCATGGCCGCAGTGCCGCCACCGGACGCGATCCCCGCCGCCAGATCGGACGCAGAGCCGGCCCCGCCAGCACCAGTCGCACCGGCGGGGGCACCACTCGGCGCGGAGGATGCTCCTGGGGCACCAGCCCCCATTGCACCGTAGAGACCGCCGCCGATGGCGCCCGACAGACCACCTTGAAGGGCCGCCATGCCGGCGTTCTTGGGGTTGAGCGCAGCCGAAGCGGCGGCATCCGTCAGGCCGCCGGCGATGGCATCACCGGCCGTAGAACCGATGCCGAGGGCACTTCCAAGGGCGCCACCAGCCCCAGCGCCAAGGACACCACCGGTCAGGCCGCCAGTGAGCGCGCCGACAAGAGGCTTGCCACCGGTAAGGGCGGCTTCACCCGCCCCCGCAGCGGCACCCACGAGGACGCCAGTGCCAATGGTGCCGATCGTGCCGGCGGCTGCACCCGCACCAAGGCCGGTCGCGACCGAGGCAATGACGGCACCGATCGCCTCGGTGATGCCGAAACGGCAGATGCCACTTTCGTCGTGGCCCTGGCCGGCCTGAAAGGCGTGCCCGAACCTCATCTTGGGAGCACCTCGATGTCATCGCCACGGAAGGTGATGGTGCCGATGTCGGACCTGACTGCGGGAGGATTGACGCTCACGAGGTCGATCACGTTGTGGCGGCAGACCTTGGCCCATCGGTTATAGGTCCGGACCGCCTTCACCGTCAGGCCGTTGCGCGCCATGAGCGCGGCCGCGCCGACATAGCGATTGTGCGCATCGTCCGGGGCGTGGGGCTCATCCTCGATGCCGAGCCGCTTGGCCTCTTCGTCCAGCCTGTCGTGGAACCACTGCCCGATCTCGGCGAGACCCGGGGCGGTGGCGATCCAGTCCGCCAGGGTCTCGGTGTAGACATCGAAATCAACCAGGCGTTCGTGGAAGATGGTGCCCTTCGGACGGGTGAAGTCGTACCGCATCCCCATGCGCTTGGCCGCCGCGCGCGCCGCGACATTGCCGTACGGAACCCGGGTGACGATGTCGACGGCGTCAGTGGCCGTGTACATCCAGTGGGCGGCGGCTTCTGAGGCAGCGTTGAACCAAGCCCCCCGGCCTTCCTTCACGGCCAGCGAGTGGACCTCGTAGGTGCCAGGATCGAGGTAGAGGAACAGAAGCCCACCATGAGCGCCGAACAGGGGCACGTTCATGCCGTTGGAAATCTGCGGCGTCAGGTCGAGCACGCCATCGGACTCGCGCGCGATGTGCGGCCGGATGTCCGGGTGATTGGCGAAGCGGTTGATCGTGTCGATGTCGCGGAACGGGCGGATGATGTCGGGATTGCGCAGCATCCCGCCGCTCGGGAGATGGCTCACTTCAGCAGCCCCCGGCGGTGCAACTGCTCAATCAGGAGGACGCGGCCAAGAGCTCCGATCAGCGGAGAGAGATGGTGGGGCTGCTGCATGACGGGCGGGTGCGGTGGGACCGCGGGATTGACGAGGACGATCGTCACGCCCTTCTTGGCATGACCTCCCTTCGCCAAGCGTCGGCGGTTGCCGACCATTGCTGCGCTTACGAGGTCCCGGAAATCGGTCGACTGCATCTGCGCGCCCCGCCAGGATTGTCCATCCCGCCGACCGACTGGGGCCAACGCCGCTGGCACGTTACCACCGCCGAATGGCAGCGTTCAACTGAGGCTGAAGAGTGCCAGGTTGAAAGCGAAGGCCCATTCCTGCCATGTGCCGAATCGCTCCGGTCTCGGAGGGTTTATCGCCGCCACGGCGGGCAGCATGATCGCGTTCGCCGCCCACTGCTGCCACGCATCGGGGTTCACCAGCTTCGTCACCGTCCCGTACTTGGCGAGGTTTCTCCCCGTCTCCGATGTCCATCGGTGAACGTCATGCCCCCTGGGGTCGATGGTGAACATCAGGAGGTCTTGCGCGCCTCGGCCGGATCGGCGTGGCCGAGATTGCGCCCGCAGACGTAGTTGCCGCCGGGGACGTTGCTCTCCACCCGCAGCCTGGACAGGCGCAGGGATTGCTTTGCCACGAACGATGCGAGCTCTTCCTGCGGTCTCCCTGGAACCATGGGCAGCGTCACCGTCGCCACGTCCTGGGCAGGAACCCGTGCGTTGGGCGAGCCGACCAGGGTGACGGACAGGTCTCCGGTCTGCTGCAGGTCCGGCTCGAATTGCTGGAACGAGATGGCCCTGTCCATGGGAGGCTCGTCTTTCGGACCGCCGAACCACGGCGTCTCGAAGGAGGACAGGATCGGGGTGATCGTGTTCCCGACCACCTTATCGACGCCATACTCATGGAGCCACAGGGCGTAGCCCATGGCACCGGGAACGACATCCGTCATCACCGGGTATTTGGAGCCTTGCGCGAAATACCCCGCCCCGCGGCCGCCGTCTGGCAGGGGGGTGTCATACCAGGCGTTTTCCCGGAGATTCAGGATCACGGCATGGTTCGGAACAGTGGAGCCGAACATCGGCGCGCAAAACCAGACCTCGCCGTATCTTGGGACCTTGAAGGCGAAGCTGCGCGCCTCGTACCCGGGGGTCAGATTGTCGAAGAAGAAGTCCTGGTTCTGGTTGTTCGGCACCTCGGTGACGGTGCCGTTGAAGACCATGAAGCGATCCACCCCGGCCCAGAAGTAGAGGCCGTCGTACTCGACCACGACATCGCTCGACAGGATCGAGGAGGACGGCGAGACCGTGTTGAAGGCGAAGTACGGGGCAGCCCCGATATAGGCGGCGGTGATGACCTCGGACAGGCTCCAGAAGATCGCGGCTGGGCTTTGCACACCACCACCACGCAATGGCATCCCGCCGACGATTTTCTGCGCCGACACCCGCGCCTGCCCAGCACCAGAGGCCCCGCCGACGATGCCCAAGCCAAGCGGGATGTTGGGCGGGCTCCACGAGACATGGCCGTTGATGTCGAACCCGAAGGCGTACGGCTGAACGCTGACAATGCCGCCAGCGAGATTCGGCTGCGTCCATGTGCCGCCGTCGTAGAGTGCGGATCCAGGATCGGAGAAAGGAAGAAGTCTGGCGACCTGGTCGATGATGCCGATGAAGGGCACCGTCTGGATGTTGGACGAGAGGTCGATGATGTCCGGGACGGCGCTGACCATGAGCTGCACGGCATTCGACGTGGTGTCGAATATCGCGTCCATGGTGAAGCCGACATTCGCGCCCCCGATGAACGTGGCCGGGGTCCGGTCGGCGATGCTTATGAGGTTTCCGCGCGGGTCAAAGACGACCTGCTGGATGCCGGCAGAAGTGCCGATGTGCGAGATGATCTGGCCGTTCTGGTAGAAGCAGTGGACCTTTTGCGGGAGGCCGTTCAGTTCCCCGCTGATCTGCTTGTAGCCGCCCATCTTCCTGGGTCGGCCGAGGCGCCAGCGGCACCAGACGGCGTCGAGGCAGCGTTCGGCATCAAGCGCCGTTCCGTCGCGCTGGACGCCGGGCTGAAACCGGAGGGAGAACGGCTTGGTCATGCCCCCAGCTTAGCCAGCCTCTGCTCGATCAGCAGCAGCCTGTCCTCGGCTCGTAGGCGGGCCGAGCGTTCCTGCTTCAGCGCCGCCAGGATGATCGGGACGCGCTCCAGGTAATCGATGTTCAGTTGCTCGCCGGCGGGAGAGATCGTCCCGTCCGGCTCAACGCGCTCCTTCAGATCATGGTTCGGCGTCTTGTAGACGGCGAAGCCATTGCTGGCTTCGTGCTGGGCGGACAGGCCGAGGGAGGGAATGCCCTTCTTGGTGTACGAGATCGGCCGGCAGAGTTCGATGTAACGGTCCACGAGATCGGGGGAGATGTCCGTGATGTCGTTCTTCAATCTCTCATCCGAGGCGGCGATGAACGAGCCTGCCATGATGGAGTTCGCGGAGATCAGCGCGGCCCCGAGAGAGCCAGAGAAGTGCCCGGTTCCAGTGGGGTCCATGAACCAGCCAGTGGCCGAGGTGGTGTAGTCGCCGGATGCGAATATGACCGCGCCGATGTTGACCTCGGCGTTGAAGAAAGTCTGCCCGTTGAAGGTGGCGATGTTGCTGCAGGTCAGCGGGCCGACCGTGGTGAGCGTGCCGAACACCCCCACGTTCTGCAGCAGCGAAATGGCACCTGCACCCGTGCCGCCGCTCATGGGGATGGCGGCACCGATCGGATACCAGTGGCCCGCACCGTCGGTGACGAACCACGCAGCGGACCCGGCATAGAGGGTGTACGGACTGCCCATGGTCAGCCCGTCGATCGTGTCGGTCGGAAGCGGCTGCACGAGGACGTTGGCGGCCTGGGCGTAGAGCAGGAACGCGAAGGATGTCGTCAGCACGGTCGACAGGGCTAGGCCCACGGTGATGCCTGCCGTCGCGACGTAGGCAATCCCGTTCGATCCCCCCGTGATGTTCTGGTTCGTGGAGACCGTCCGCTCCGTCAGGATCGACGTGCCGAGGCCCAACAGGGAGACGATCGAGGAGGCCGTCGGCGCGGTGAAGATGGCCTTGCCGATGATCGATCCGCCGAAGTTGGTCAGGGCATCGTTGGCGTCCGAAGCCCCCGTTCCACCGCTCGCGATCGGGACCACGGTCGGCAGGAAGCCGATGGTGTTGAAGCCCGTGGAACCACAGATGATGATGCCGCTGTTGCCGGGCTGGATGGTGATCGAGGCTTGCCCGTTGATGGTCTGCCCCGAGGAACCGATCAGCGTGACGGCCCCGGTTCCCTCGTTGGTGATGGCGCAGTACCAGCCGACGCTCAGGTTCGCGATCGTGTCGAGTTGGAGCGTGTTTCCTGCCCCTCCGGTCCAGACGATCTCGGTCGCGCCGAAGCTGTTGGTCAGCAGCGTGTTGGCGGAGAGGGAAGTCGTGTTCCAGATCACGTCGAGCAGCGAGCCGTTCGCCTGAAGCCCGGTTCCGGCCAGCCCGGAAGAAACGGCCGATGCGACGGTCGCGCCCATCTGGATGGCCCGCCAGGAACCATTCAGGGTGCTGTTGTCGGTGAGGGAGATCAGCCAGGACTGCGTCGCGGCGATCTGGGCGATCTGGTTCCCGGCTTGGTCGGTGACGGTGAAGGTATTCCCCCCGACATTCGAGACCATCGTCTGAACACCGGAGGAGCCCTGGTTAGCCGGCGGCATCTGAAGCTGGAGGTTGATGGCGGAGGCGGTGACATCGATCTGCGCCGCGACGTAGGGGACGCCCCCGACGGTTTCCAGCGGCCATGCCAGGGCTTGGTTGGCACTGATCGTCAGCGCCTCATAGGCGGGCTGGGATGGCTTGACCGGGCCGCCTCCGAACACGTTGGTGTAGCTGCTTCCAGAGGGCATCAGGGCTTACTCCGCTCCGCCGCCCGGTCGAGGATCTTCTGGAGATCCTGAGGGACGAGTGTCTCGATCTCGAACTGGTAGAGGTCCTTCCAGACCTGCACCCTTCCGTCGTCTTTCAGGAAGGCCGATGCCTCCAGGAGGCTCCCGTACAGCAGCATGTTCGGGGTGTATTGGGAGAAGAAGTTCGTCTGGTTGGTCGAATCCAGAAGAGGCGGCTGCATGTAGCAGTTGGCCTCGAACGGGTAGGCCATGTCCGGGGTCGGTGCGATCAGCCAGTTGAGCAGATTGTAGTCGGCGTAGAACACCGGAGGGGCCAGCGCCGTGTCATCCGATGCGTAGGCCCGGCAGTACTCGTAGCCCCTGGGGAAGAGCGGCGTCCGCGAATTGAGGTTCGGGCCCGAGCCGTAGTTGATGCTCACCGTCTGGCGCCAGCGGTCCGGCTTGGCGATGACGGGGACGCCGACCTGCATCGTGTCGTTCAGGTTTTCGAGCGATCCCTGGAGTTTCAGGACCTGGATGATCTTGCGCTCGGCGGCGTTGATGAGGCGGGGAAGCTGGTTGAAGACCGTCTCGTCGGTGATGACCGAGCCGCCCCGCTCCAGATAGTTCTGCAAGTCCGCAATGAGGGTCGAAAAGGTGACGTAGGTTGCCATTCGTCCCTCCTCCGGAGGGCTTTTACTTGGGGGCCTTGGACTGGAGGTCCGCGAGCTGCTTCTTCAGATCAATGATCTGCTTGTCGCGGTCGGCGATCATCGCATCCTTGGCGAGCGAGCCTTCGCGCTCTGCGATCACGTTGCTCAGGCAGCCGAGAAGGACCTGGCCGGTTGCCTGGGAGTGGAGATCCTCGGCGGCAAACGCTGGTGCCGCGGCGGCGATCAGGGCGAGTGCGACTAGGGCGCGCATGGCGCGAACTCCGTTATGGTGCATCGGAGTAATCGCACGGTTGGGCATGGCCTGGAAATGATCCACGCTCAGAACCCGCTCAGGGCGTGCCAGATGATCGAACTGGCAATCACCATCTGCGAGGTCGGGCCAAGCGTGTTGGGCCAGGTCTGCGTTCCCCCGGGCCATGTGTGGCCGCCATTGGCGATCGTATAGAAGGTGACGGTGTGGGTGAGGCACGCCCAGACGAGCACGTTGTCCGTGACCGATTCGCCGTCATTCAACGTATCGGGGAAGTAGGATACGGAGGGCTGCCCCACGACCGACTGTGGCATCGTATTGAAGCCCACCCAGGTCAAAGCGGTGGCAAGGGCGGAGATGACCGGCGTTCCGCCCGGGCCTGTTCCTCCGTTGTACGGGAAGACAGGGTCTCCGGTTCCGTGGAACTTGACGAAGGTGACGCCGCCCGCCGGAGGGGTGCAGCCCGACAGGATGGTGGCGTTGAGGTTGCCGGCGACGTTCCCTATCCCGACGAAGGGAACCACCTCGCACGCCCAGGACCGCTCGACGAGATAGGTGCCTTCCGAATATCCCGCCCCCCATACATGGGTCTGGTCGATCGCTTGGACGCCAGGAACCTGCACCGTGATGAGGTTTTCCAGGTACCCCGGATCGTTGATGAAGTCCCAGCCAGTGCCTGCGGGGAATGTCTCGGGGTAGACGACGGCGAACGGGTGGCCGGCCGAGAAGGCGGTATCCGAGACGCCATCCATTCCGGTGACGTGCTCGAACGTGTCGTCGTTGCCGTTCAATCCGTGAACAGTGACCATGAGCGGAACTGGCGTCCCGCTTGATATCCCTGGATTTACGTAAAGGCAGGCGGTCCGCGGATTGCCCGCGTAGGTGTAGCTTAGCGTCGTCTGCGCGCACGCCGCTTCGGCGCGGCCTCTCAGCAGCAGAAGGACCGCGAAGGCCAGCCCCAGCAGGATGCCGACCGGCCTGCGCATGGTGCTACTGGGCAGTGCCCGCGATCACCGGGATCTCGGGCACCTCCGAAAGCTGGTCGAGGTTGCCGAGGTACCAAGAGACTTGCTGGTTGTCCCTTTCGATGATCCCCGGGTAACGGCACCCATAGACCGCAGCGTTGGAGGGCGGCGTCAGGGCGTTGATGACATCGGCCCGGATGTGCTGCGGGATTGAGAACGCATCCGGAAGCGCCGTGTAGGTGCCAGATCCTGACGTGGTGGTCGCGTTCTGCTGGGTCGATCCGTTGCCCTGGTAGAGCGTCGCCTGGAGGCTGTAGCGCGGATTCGCTCCGCCGCCATGGTCGACCACGGAGGTCGGCGTGCCGGACACCGCGAAGAGCGGATACGAGCCCGCCGGGATGAAGGTGGCCGAGACGCTGCTCACCGAGTAGGCCCGCGATCCGACCATCTGCTGCATCCACCTGGTGCCGTTGATGGCGGTTGGGCCAACGGCCAGCATCGCGTCCAGTTCCGCGCGGGTGTTCGTCCAGAAGGTGACGACAGGGTTTGAAGCCGTCGTCTGGACCTGGAGGTTGCCCGGGTCCCGGATCAGGAAGGCGTACTGGTACGGGACGGTCCTGCCGTCGAAGAACGTGAAATTCCCGCTCTCGATCGGCCACTGCGGATCGGCGTAGGTGATGCCGGACGGCTGGTGGGTTGCGGTCGAGCCGATGTTGAAGCCGGAAGCCGAGGTCTGCGCGCTCTCCCCAGGGTTCAGGGTGGCCGTCGTCAGAGGGGGAATGGTGGTCGCGTCGATCAGGAAAATGTCGTTCGCCGTGAAGGTCGGGCCAGAGGCGACGGTGAAGTTGATCTCCGCCGAGGTGAAGGGAGTTCCGACCGTGCCGGTCCCAAGCGATGTCCCGTTCGGATCGGTGACGGCGAAGGCCGATGAGGAACTGAAGTCGACGACGTACTTCCCGAGCGGAGCCCCACCGCCGTAGGTGATCGCTGTGGCGAACGACGGGGCGAAGGCGCTGCCGTACGTGTGGTAGATGGTCGTGAACGGACCCGAGGCAGTATTGTAGTACTGCGAGCAGGCCAGGAAGTCCTGGGACGCCTTCGGGAAGTCGTCATGAAGAGCAGCCCATGGGGTGCCGGCGATATTGTAGTAGTTGACGACGTTGAGGTTGCCGAGGACCGAATTGTTGTACGAGAGATTGGCCAGGGAGGTGTTGATGCCCTGGGGAGTGCTCCAATCAAGAGCAACCCGAGGCCCGCTCAGGTCCTCGTCCTGCGCGGCGTAGGCAACCTTGTTGGAGTGCATCACCCCGTTCGAGGTGCCGAATCCTTCGACCCCGCGGGCGCCCACTCCAATCACGTAGTTGCCCACGAAGCCTGCCGACTTGACGATGACCGGACCTGCGAGGCCGTTGGAGCGGAAGCCCAGGCGATAGGGCGAATCCAGGATGATCCCGTTTCCGTCGGTGCAGACATTTCCGGAGGCAGAGCAGTCGATGCCGAACTCACCAGCTCCGGCGATCGTGTTGCCCTGGATCCAGATATGGGCCGGGAACGGCCAGTTGGGGTCTTCGGACAGTCCAAGGGTGCTGACGCTGATCGGGTAGCCGATGGTGATGCCGGACCCACCGAAGCCAGAGGTCGGCGAGCACCCGTCCACATGGTTGTTGATGAGCGCCACGTAATCCAGCCCTTCAAGCGAGATGCAGGATTCTCCGCCGCCGTGGATCTCGCTGTCGCGGATGATGAGGTGGTGCTCGGGGGTGACGATGTTCGGGGGGACAGACCCGCCATTGTCGTTGGCGATGCCGGTCGAGACGGCGTTGACGCTGGAGACCTGGATGTGGAGGTTTTCCAGGATGATGTAATTCGCCGCCAGGACGAAGCCGGCATAGAGCGACGGCGTGATGTAGGGCTTCAGGGTCAGGCCGCCGTTGCCGTTGGCGCAGGTCGCGGCCCGGTCGCCCTGGATCGTCAGGTATCCGATATGCCCGCTGGTCGGTACGGTGCCCCCGATGATGGGAGCCGGGCCGCCGGAGAAGTTCTGGTTCTTCACCGCGCCGTAGGTCGGCTCCAGCGAATCCCGCCCACGGGGATACGAATTGCTCCCAGAGCATCGCAGAACGATGGTGCCGTCGCCGGCATCGGTGACGCTGCGCGCCAGGTTCGTCTGCAGGATCGACTGGGCCGCCGTCTTCACGGACAGGCAGGGTGCCGAATTCGGGCACGGGGCCAGGGTGAGCGAGATCACCGCCGAGGTGTAGGAAGCCGAAGGAAGGGTGAAGGTCAGTTCCGTGTTGCTGACCGCAGTTCCTGTGGAGGTGCCAGGGCTGCCGATCGTCGACCCCGACGGGTCGGTCATAGTGTAGGTGGTGCCGCCGGCGTTCGTGGTGATGGTGTACACCCCGAGGGCGGCGTCCTTCGCCCAGAACAGTCGGTTGGGCAGGTCGGCCAATGAGCCGGTGCTGCTGCTGGGAATGGTCCCCGAGACCTTCGCGAAGGTGGAGTTCACGCCCAGGTTGACGATGTACCGATCGGCCGAGGAATAGGTGCCGGTCGGCATGGTGGGCGTGAAATTGTCGAACGAGCCCGTGATCGTCTCACTGCTGATCGTGGTGGTCGGAAGCATCCCGAGCAGGGAGAAGGTGCAGGGCGCACCAGTGCATCCAGCGGTCCCGGTCAGTTGCTGCTTGATGTAGACGGGGTTGGTCGACGAGAACCCGGTTCCGGTGATCTTCATCCCAGGCCACGCAGCACCCGAGGACGCCGCGGTGACGGTGAGCACTTCCTGGCCGCCGGTATAGGCAACCGATCCGGTGAGGCTCGCGGTCAGGGTGGGCGCGCAGGGCGAGTTGACGGCGCAGCCGGTCGCCAGGGTGTTCCCGAAGGTGTCCAGCGTGTTGAAGGCGGACGAACCGGTGAAGACGATCTCGTAACTTCCGGTGAGAGTGCCGGACGAGAAGCCGGAGCCGCTCGGAAGAGACGGGGTGCCGGTACCGGATCCTGCGGCGTGGACGGTGATGAAGTCCGCCCCTGTCCCGGGGTCCAGATAGAGTGGCGTCAGCATCAGCGGCGACGGCGCGCTGGTCAGGGACTGCGGCAGGCTGAGTTGCGTGATGATGGCTGTTCCGCCCGCCGCACCCGCTGCTGCGGGATCGACGATGGGGAAGGTTCCCCCGGCCGGAGTGACCGGCTGTGGGTTCAGGGGGAGATCGGTCGCCCATGCCTGCGGCGATGTCAGCATCGCCGCCAGGCACATGCCAGCAAGGAGGTGCTTCTTCATGCTGTCCTCAGTTCGCCAGGATCCATGTCGATTGCGCGGCCCATTCCTTGACGCCCAGGACGCCGCCCTTGGCGATCGTCACGGCCGAGGAAGTGCCGCCGAGGGTGAGGGTGACGGTCGCGGTGCCCGCCCCGTAGTTGTAGATCGTGACAGTGTGCCCATCGGCTCCTGCGGCCAGCGTGTAGGACTGGGCCGAGCCGGCATTGAGCACCGCGAAGTGGCAGGTCGGGCTGATCGCCCCGCCCACCGTGTAGACGGCGTCGACAGGCGCATCGGCTACGACCGGATTGCCGTTGCTGTAGAGGCCAGCGGCGTTGATCGTGCCGATGCCCTGGTCGCCACCAGTGACGCCTGGGGTGGTGATGCCGCCATCGTTCTCGAAGCGCAGGACCGAGGTAAGGGTGGTGCTGCTGTTCGGCGTGGTCGCGACATCGGCGTAGGTGCCGTGCGACCCGACGGACCAGTTCTGGTTGGCAAATGTGCGGAAAGCCGCCTGCGGGCCGGTGCTGATGGCCGTCCCGTCGTAGCCCCAGGCATTGAACGAGCCGATCTCGTTGGTCGCCAGGAGCGCGCTTATGGAGGCGGCAGTGCCGTTGTAGCGCACGGACGAGAAGTGCGAGGCGGCCCCGAAGGCGTCGAGCTCGGATCGGGATATCGTGGTGTCGATGTTCATCCCGCGGATGACCGAGCCCGAGAGCGCCGCCGGGAAGGTGGAGGGGCTGAGGGAGACGGTCAGCGCACCCTTCGAGAGGACCGGGCCGCCAGACGGGTTCAATCCGAGCGTGTTGCGCTGGCCCCATGTCAGTGTGGCGACAGGCTGGTTGCCCTGCGGTCCTGATCCGCCAAGCATCGTGACGGAGGTCGGCGTGCCGAGTGCGGAAATCCCAGGCACCGAATTGCCGGCTGATGTGCCGATCGGGGCGAAGGTGGCGGCGCCGATGCCGAGCCCCACCTTGGCCCCGGTCAGGCCGCATCCCGTGACCGGTTCCTGCGCGCTGTTGTGCGTGAGGTCCGGGTTCGTGGTGAACGAACCGGCGATGGAGACAGTGAGGGGATTGGTTAGCGCGCCTCCGGTGACGGTGCCGGAAAGCTGCGCCTGCGTGCCCGTTCCCGTGGTGGTGGTGACGACGCAGGCCCCGTTGGTGCCACCAGACCCGGATGCGAAGACGGTCGCGGCGCGCACCTTCGTCGTCGCGATCGGATAGAGGCCGTTAAGCCCGTCTCGCAGGATGTCGCCCGGGAAGTAGTTGGCCAACCCGTTGCCAGTTCCACCGCCTGGGGACGTGATGGTGATGGCCGTGACCATGTAGCCGGTCGCGTCGATCGTCGGGCCAGACGAGTTGTACGCGATGTGGAGATTGGAGAGGTTGAGGTCGCCCCAGCCGTCCACATAGAAGCCAGGGGCAGCGATGAAGTTGCCCGACGTGTAGACAGAGGCCAGCGCCGCGAAGTGGTCCCATTTCGGAGCGATGAACTGGCCGTTCTCGCCATTGCCGCCATTCACGGTCTGATCCGTGTAGCCGACCATCCCGCCCGTGACTGCCGCCGGGAAGCCCTGCGCGCCGCCTGACAACTGGATCAGTTGCTTCCAGCCCGGCGATACGCCGGCAAGGTTGGCACTGGTCAGGATCAGCGCCGCGTCGATCGTCGAGCCTGCCACAGCGTCACCAGTGCCGAGCGTGAACTGCCAGCACCCTTTGACGCTCGGGGCGGCGGCCCCGGACATCGCTGAAACGTCGCACTCGTTGATGGTGGACCCGACGTTCGTCGCACCGGAAAAGAGCGTGACATCCGTGGCAAGCGGCTGGAGGAACGAGCCGCCCATGTTGGAGTTGGCGAGGATGGTGGCCTGGATCGGGACCACCTCGACCATGTTCGACAGGGACGAGGGGGTGATCTGCGCCCAGACCGCGGTCCGGCCGCCAGACGCCGCCCCGGTCACATTCATGGTCGCGTTGATATCCTTGACCACACCATCGTTGGCACCAGTGCCGTTCATCGTGTCGCTGGTGACGGTGAAGCGGTTGATGTCCGCCGCCCCGGTTACGGTGCCCGTGAACGTGCCCAGAGAGTTGACCAGCGGCGTGATGGCCGTGCTGGTCTGGTTCCAGGTCAGGCCCTGCGTGTGCAGAAACCGGGCGAGGAGTTCGTTGTTCACCGTAATCCCGGTGCCGGCCCCGCTTGACCCGACACCGAAGACAGCGTTGCCGGTGACGCCGCCGGTCAGCGTGGTGATCCCGGTGATCGAGACCGCCCCACTGATCGTCCCTCCAGTCACCAGGAACGGCGCCGCCCCAGCGTCGGCGACGGCCGACCCAGTGGTGCCGGACCATATGACCGCATCGCCGTTGACCGAGGTGCCAGGCCCGGTGATGCCGCCACCGCCGACCACGGCTACGCCGTTGATCTCAAGGGCTTGAGCATTGAGGCAGCCGACGCCGCAGAACCCGCCGGTCGGATTGCCTATGGTGCCCTGGCCGCCGACGGAAAGGTTGCCGGACACGTTCAGGTTGGTGAAGAAGCCGCCCGAGCTGATCGCCGCGGCAATCTGGGCAAGCGTGGCACCCCGGGAATGCGGGTTGGTCTGGTTGATCTGGAAGACCGGGATCACGTCGCCAAGCTGCAGGCTCGCGGCCTGGGGCCAACACCCCAGGTTTCCAGGGGGAAGGGTAGACAGGCACGCGCCAGGCGGAGGCGGAGGTGTCTGCGCCCGCGCTGCCCCAGCCGATGCCACCAGCAGTCCGCCGAGCAGGAGGAGGGGTGCGCGCCTCATTGCAGCGGCACCGGGGCATGGTAGTCGTCGACCACGATGCTCCCATAGTCGTTGGTCCAGTACTTGCCGGATTCGAGCACGCGCGGCCGCCTTTGGGCGTAGGCCGCCACGGCAATGGCCACGGTGATGACCGCGACCGTGAGGAGCACACGCTTCATCCTGTCGGCCTCTGGTTGCCGCCGGTTGCCTGATCGAGGCACCAGCCGATTGACATCCACTGGACAGTGCCGTCCGCCACCAGCACGCCGTCCGTCTGCGGCCATGCCGGCGGTGTCGCGCCCGAGATCCCCGCATTGAGCGCGACGAATTGCTGCTGCGGCGTGTTGGCGGGGTTCTGGTTGATGTTGGTGGGGGTGACGCTCGCACCCTGGGCGTAGGTGGCCTGCGGTGCCCACGGCACGGCGATCAGCACCGGAGAGGGAACGGGAGGATTGTTGCCCGGCTGGTCGATCCAGATCGGCGTGGGGGCGGTGCCGTAGATCGGAACGTCCGGGCGGGCGTGTTCGAGGGTGATATCCTCGGTCGCCCGCGGCGTCAGCCTCCATGGGTCGAGTTTGTCCAAGTCCTCGTCGCAGACCATGAGGCCCGGGTAGTTGGGGTCCGGCTTCAGGTCGACGTACGGAAACTTGCGCTTGCAGCGCGCGCAGATGGCGATCGAGAGTTTGGTGAGACCGCGGGTGTCGAGGAACACTGGCATCGGTCAGGCCGTGTAGGCGGAAATATTGGGGGCGAAGCGGATCGGCGAGCGGGACCGCTCCTCCGACCACGCAAGCATTTCAGCCTTGGTCGCCTCCTGTTCGATGGCCTGGATTTTCTGCTGCTTCGCCATCAGGCCGAAGTAATTGCCCTGCTGGCCCATATCGGGTTCGGGAAGCTCGAAGATCAGCATTTTGGCGAGGCGCCACTGAAGCGCCTCCAGCCACCGGGACGGGACCTCGATCGCGTTCTGAAGCGACCCGGGATCCTGGATGTAGCGGCGGGTGAGCAGCCCGATCGTGCCGTTGTAGAAGGCATAGTCGTTCGGCACCGGCCACATCTTCAGGACAGGCCCGTTGACCTGCCTGTCCTCGTAGGCCGAAAGCACCTGATCCTGCTGGAAGTCGAGGTTGGGCAGGTTCCAGTAATCGTCGATGTTCAGCGGGCCTATCAGGACCTGATACGAGTTCGACATCCCGAAGTTCAGCTGGTTGAGCACCCACTGGGTCGGCGCGCTTGCGTAGGGGAGTGCCAACCTGACGTAGCGCGAGATGACCGACGGATTGAGGTCGTAATAGGTCCAGGTGACACCCTGGTACGTGGTGGTCGGAAGCGTCTGGTCCGTGATCCACTGGATCCCGTCATCCGAGACCTGCACCTCCAGCGTCGTCGTCAGGGGTGCCGTGGCACCGGGGAGCACCCCGATGGTGTCGACCTGGGCAGGGGATCCGAAATCGACCGCGACGGATGCCCCAGCCCCAGGGATGGCGATGTCCGGGCTGGCCTGGCCGCCGAACAGGATGGAGGCGTCAGAGCCATCCTGAAGCGTCGCGGCACCTCTCCACGGGTTCAACTGCCGCCAGTAGGAGTGGATGACCTCGACGGTGCCCTGCGGGGTTGCCAGATCGGGAGAGCCGGACTGCATGGAGCCGAGCGAGAATTGCCGGGTCCAGAGCGGAAAGCCGGCGTTGATCCACTGCCCGGTGATGGTGAAGATCAGGTCCTGGGCGATCTCGATGTCTTCGGCAGACACCTTTTCCGGCACCCGTCCAGCCCGCCGCATCGCATGGTCAATGACCTTGCGCTGGTTATACGGGTAGGCTTGGACGGTTCCCGAGGTGGCCATCTCACCACTTCGACGGCGCGCGCACGAAGCCGCCGTTCTTGTGCTCGGCGCGCTCCGGCAGGTTCTTGGTGGAATGGCCGTGCTGGGCGGAGATGAACTCTTGGACGACCGCCGGCTTCAGACCGCGTTTCGCAGCCTCTGCCGGGTGTTCATCGGCCCAATGGAAGTATCTGGCTTGGCGCTTGCTATCGAATGGCATTCGGCTGGCTCCAAGGATAGAGACAGCCGACGGACTGGCGCCGACCCGTGACCGCGTTTTAGCAGGGAAGCGGCGGTACTTCTACGCCTCTCGTTCGTCTTCCCGGGCCTCGGCATTGGTGGTGGGAACGGGGGTAGCCGCTTCGACCGTGGACGGGGGAATGGTGGCGGCAGGCTCGACCGCCCGGAGAGCGTTGCGCGCGGTCCGGCGAAGCAGCATCGCCACTTCGCCGTAACCGGCGTTCAGGGCCGGATCAAGGAGAGCCTCGCGCTCCCACTGATCCGCCCACTCGCGCATCGTCGCGACCTGGGCCGCGACGACTTCGGGATGCACGTCAGCCTCTCCGGCCGCCGCGGCGCATCTGCGGGATGCCCTGGCCGTCGCCGGCCGTATCAGGCTCCGCACTGGGTTCAACGCCATACCCCAAGGCACCGCCGCTCATCTGGTTGCGCGGCGTGGTGGTGATGCCGGGATCACGGGGCGGCGTCTCGATCGGCGACCGGGGCCGCATCATCGCCGGCTTCATGCTGCGCGGAAGCCGCTGCCGATGCCCGGTGATGCCGCCGCGGGCGAGATGCAGGTCGGTCAGTTCGCCATGATGCTCATGGACTTCGTGCTGATGAACGGCCTTCTTGACCAGGGCCTTGTCGGCCCGCTCATCAGCCATCGTAGGGTGGCCGTCATGCCCTCCGCGGTGATGGCCGCCATGCGCGTACTCGGACGAGTCGTGCATGTGCTCGATGCCACCATGACCACCATGCGCCATGTGCGCCGGCGAGCCGTCCTCATGGTGGTGGGTGATCGCCCCGTGAGGATGGTGGACGGTGTGCCCGCCATGGGCGTGGTGATGGACGATCCGCCCATCCGAGTGGTGCTCGACCTTCACAACATGATGCCCGTGCGGGTGCATGTGGCTCGCGTGGCCACCATGGGCGTGATGCTCGACCGGCTTCCCGTCGTGGTGGTGGTGCGTCATGTGGCCGTCGGGATGCTCGATCGAGTGCCCACCGTGGTGGTGGTGGTGCTTCACCGATCCGTCGGCCATGTGCTCGGAGTGCATGACGTGATGCCCATGGGGGTGGTGCATCGCGTGACCGCCATGGGCGTAGTCATTGCTGCCCTGGCCAGGTTCGGGAAGGCCCTGGTGCTGCCCGTGGGTCGGAGCGTCGCTCGCGTTCGGCACCGAGGACGAATGGTGCATCGGGCGCCCTGCGGCCATGTCGGCCTTGGCGCTCGGCATCTTCGCCCCCTCGGCAGAGCCATGGAAGCCGAAGTTTCTATCAAAGTGCTCGGGGCCGAAGTCCCCGTGGACGTGTCGGATCGCCATGGCGATTACCCCTTCTTCTGCCCGATGCCGGGATACTTACGATGAACGGCGGCTCGGACCGTCCTCTGCTCCGCTTCAGAGCCGTGTTGTGCCACACGCGCGAGCGCATTGCGCGCATGGTTCGGATTGTTGATCGGATACCTCTCGCCCGGCAGCGCGAAATCGGACGATGGAAGCGCGTGCCGCTGCTTCGCGGTCAGATGGCCGCCCTTCTTCATGGCGGGGATGCCTTGCTGCGCAACGGGGACGGCCGGCGCACCAGCGGTGGACGGCGTGCCCGGACCGCGAAGTGCTGCCTGCGCGCGCTGTGCCGCGCCAGCAAGCGCACCACGCGCCCCCATGGCAGCCCCCGTCGCCATCATCTTGCCGGCGGCCTGCGCCATGTCCCTGACCGGCATGGTGATGGTGGCGTTGCCAAGCCCGCTGCCGGCCTGGTTGCCGGGATTGACGCCAGGCATCGCGGGTCCGCCCAGGGCTCGCCGCACCGGGCCGCCGCCAGCGTAGGCGTGCGGATGGCCCCCACGTCGGATGTTCGCGTTCGGCTCGGTCACGTCGCCTTCGGTTGTGACCATCTTGGGCTCGTACTCGGCGTCCACCGTACCGCCCATGGCGCGGCGGATGCGGCCACCACCCTTCTTGCCGGGGGCCTTGGGTCCGACCGGAGGGCGCTGGGACGGCTGCGCTGGGCGGATATGCGCCTCGGCCGCACGGTCGGCTTCCCAGTCCGCGCCCACCTGTCCACCGCGAGCCTTGCGCAGCTCAGGAACGCTCTGCGCCCCGCCGTATGGCTTCGACTGCGTGTACGAGCCGTCGCCGTACTCGTTATCGGCCGCCTTGTTCGGCAGGTTGCGCGCGTCGTGCCGCCCCTGGGCGGACCCCGTAAAGCCGAACTCCGACGGGAAGTGGAAATCTTCCCCAGGTCCGATGTGCTTGATCGCCATGTCACGACCCCTGCTGCGTCTGGTCCAACTGAACCGACCCGGCCGTCAGCACAGTCAAGCGGCTGGCGCGGACCGTGTTCGTAAAACCTCCGGAGGCGTTCACGCCGACTTGCTGCGCACCGGAGATTGCGCGCGGGAATGGCACCCCTGCCGGAAGCCATAGCCCGAACACATCGTCCGGTGTGAAATCCACCGTGTACGTGGGCGTGCCGGTCATCAGGAACGCCGACCACTGGACCTGGAAGTCGCTGGCATACTGCGACCACACGACCCACGGGCCCGAACCGACCCCGGTCGGGCCAGCCGTGACATTCCCCGCCGCAGCGCCGGACGACACGATGCTCGTCACCGTGAGGAAGTCCTGCGTCGACGTGGCGGTGTTCCCAGCCGTCGCGCCGGCGATCGTCTCGGACTGGACGATGCTGTTCTGCTCGACCCGGGCAGTCCCCGTGATCGTCCAGGTGATGCCGCTGTCGTTGCCCGCCGAGGTGATGCCGATCCGCCCGGGGGCAGAGAGCGTCGCCACGCCGCCGGACGCCAGCGACCCGTTCAGCGTCAGCGCGCCGGCAGACCCGCGCGACTGGGAGAGCGCGATCCCGTTGGACGATGCCGTGGGCGGCGTGACGGTGGTGACGATCGGGCGCACTTGTCCCTCAGTTCGCCTCGGTCGGAGGCTGCTCCGGTGCCACGGAAGGCGCGGGCTGGGGTGCCTCGTCGGCCGGTGCCATCGCAGGCTGATCGTTGGCGACAGTCGGCGTCTCCATGGGCGGCGCTTCCTTGGGCGGAGGCTCCCACGTCGCGATGTGCTGCAGCAGACCGTCCACCACGGCGCGCAGGTCATCCCAGTGCGGGGTGACGCGGAAGGCCGCGAGTTCGGCGATCTTGCCCTCGACCAGCGCCTTGCCGCTGTCGATGAAGTTGTCGATGTGCTCGGGGTGGAGCATGGAGCCTCCTTATGCCGGCGTGACACCAATGGCATTGGCGACGGTTGCCGTCGAGCCGCACTGCGTCCCGTCCAGATGCCAGCCCAGCAGCAGAAGCCGCGAGCCGTTCGAGGCATTCCCGGCCTGGGCGTAGGTGCCGCGGGTGTCTCCGGTCGATGCGGTTGCGGGGCTCGTGGTGTCAGCCACCACCGCCGTTCCGGCGTTCTGGGCGAGCGTGCTGTCCCAGCCCTGCCGGATCATGTAGGCGATGTTCTTCAGCACCCACGGCAGGCCGAAGATATCCGAGGTGCCGACGGAGATGCTGTTGGCGCCGTCGGTGGTGTCCGAAGTGATGGATAGCACTGACATGAACGCCTTCAGCGTGTTCACCGTGTTGGCGTTCGGGCCGGCGCGGGTCTGGGTCTGCTTGCGACCGAAGAGGTCGTAGCCGACGATGGTGATGTTCCCAGCCGACATATTCGCCGAGGAAGTCAGAGAGATGCACCGCGGCACATCCAGCACGTAGACGGTCGCCCCCGAGCCATCCGGCGCAAGCCCGGCGGTGATGCCGGTTCCCGCCGTCAGAGCGAATGGCGTGCTGGCCGTGGTGTGCTGGAGCGCCGCGATGTTAGCGGTCGCCAGGGCAAGCGGGGTGATGTTGTGGAAGACGATCCGCCCGAGCGGGCCGACGCCTTCCTGCATCGTGGGGTTGCCCTGCGCCGTCTTGAAGATCGACAGCGACTGGGTGCCAGTGAAGCCCCCCGTGTAGAGGTCATCTGCGACGTGCATCTCTATCCTCCGTCAGATCGGGAAGCCGGTCTTAGAGACCGGCCGTCCCATACACCGCACGCGGGTCAGTAAAGCCTGGAATCTCGCGCTTCGTCGCCTTGAACCGCATCGTATCCGTATCGAAATCACCCTCCATGCTTCTTTTCAAGCCGCGCCGCACCATGAGCTTCAACCCTTCCGGCGCGTCCGTGTTGACCCACCATGCCGTGCTGCTGGTCAGCCGCGACATATTGTACTGGTTCTCCCGCAGGAGGCCCATGGTCTGAACGGGGTTAACGTCGTTGTTGTTGGTGCCGGTGCGCAGGGCCGACTTGATGATGGTCTCGGCCTGGAAGATGTTCGACGGCGCGCAAGTGATGGCGCGCGGCATCAGGCGGATCTTCTTGCCGTTGTTGTCCACCGCCTGGCGGACCTGGACCAGCATCTGCTCCAGGGAGGTCTGGCTCAGAGCCGCCGCCGTCGACAGCACGTTGGAGAACGTCCCGTTGACGATCGGATGGTTGCTGGCGTTCAGCGCCACGCTGTCACCGCCCGCATAGGACGAGTTGAACGCGCGGTTCAGCACGTTGGCGCAGTTCAGTTCCGTGGTCTCGATCAGCGACTGCGACAGGTGGCGGGCGTAGATCTGGCCGATCTTGATGTGATCGCCGTCCTCGACCAGGACCTGGGTGAGCGCGAAGGCCAGACCCCACACCCGGTACTGGTACCGCTTCATGAACAGCACGCCGCCGGACTGGTAACTGACCGGGGAGCCGTCAGGAAGTTCCGGAGCCGCACTAAAACCGTACAGAACCGGCTCTTCATGATAGTTCCGGGGGATGCCTGTCTGCTCGCGGAAGGGGCCGCGCCATTCGTCCACGCGCTGCTCGTAGACGCCGTCGAACTCTTCGTTGAGGATCGGCTCGACGATCGCGCGGAAATCGGTACTGCGCATCGGGTTTGCCATTTGGGTCTCTCCTTTACCTGCGCGCGATTAGCCGATGGAGGTCTGCGGCGCTGGGCCGATCTGCGGCAGCGCGATGATGCAGATCAGGTCCGTGAAGGCATCGCCGACGGCATCGCCGACATCCGTCGCGAACTCCACCAGCGTCAGCTGCCCCTGCGAGGAGGCGGCAACGCCCGCGTGCGCGGCGGTGCACTGCGAGAGGCCGACGGTGGTGCTGCCCGCCGAGAAGTTCGAGAAGTTGAAACTGGACCCGAGCAGGGTCTGCGGGACGGTGCCGTCTGCCTGGATCTTGATCCGCATGTCCGGCAGCCATGCCGGCCAGACATACGCGAACATGTCCAGCGTCGAGTCGTACGTCGTGCCGCTCGCCCAGAAGGGCGACACGGCCGGACGGCCGCCAGTGGGCGTGTATTCGACGCCCGCGAAGATGCCGAAAATCGGGTCGGTGGTGACGGTGCAGGGCGTCAGCGTGCCCGCAGTTCCGCCGCTCGCGACCAGCTTGACGGGCTGCCACTTGAAGATGTTCGAGGACAGGCCCGAGGCGATGCCGAGCGGAATCCGCATCGGGCGCACGTTCCCGACCTGCGAGGAAATCGGCTGGGCACCATAAGGCGAAGAGATCGCAGCCATTTGCCAAACTCCACGGTTGAGCCGTGGGCCAGGCAGATGTCAGGCTTCAGGTCTCAGTGATCCGGAAGCTGCATCTGCCTCGCCCGTTGAACGAGGTTCGCAGTCCCGTCGCCTTCCTGAACGTAGGATCCACGCCGCGCGACCGAGTCCTTGAACTCGTCGAGGCTGGCGCGCAGCTTCTCCTCTTCCGCGAGGGGAGCCAGATGGTGGGCTTCCCGCAGGTACGCGTGGTAGAGGCGAAGCGGAATCCTGGCCGCCACCATCTCGTTGATACCGACGACACCCGCATAGTCGCCTGCCCTGACCTCGACGCCGTCCCAGCCTCCCGGGACATCGGCAACTCGGATCAGTTCGTAGCCAAGGCGCTTGCGCAGTTGGATCGAATCGCGCGGATTCGATGTCGTCAGCCAGCAGACGTGGAAGCCCGGCATCTGTGGAAGGTCCGGGAGCACCGACTGGTGGAGCAGGTCGCGGAACAGTTCGAGGCGCACCTCGTCTGTCAGTTCCGCATCAAGCGTCTGCTCACGCTCCGATGCCTCACGTTCGGACATCTGACGCGGATCGGCGGTCAGCCCGGAGCGGACACCACGACCGGAACCGCGCTTTGCAGGCGGTTCATCGGTCTGGCCCAGCCTTTCCTCGGACTCGCTCATGATCCCTCTCAGCGTCCGGTGCCGTTGGCGGCATCGTAGTCGGCGTACTGTTTCATAAGGCGGGCGAAATACGCCTTGTCGTTTATCGTCCGCCCATCCTGCGCAATCGCACCGGCGTTGATCATCGCCTGCTTGCGCTCAGGACTCATGTACACCGGGCGGCGCCCGGTGCTGTTGCCGCCAGTCGTCGGTGCCGTTGGAGGCCCGCGGCGCTCCGGTGGCACTGATGCGGCATTGTTCTGTGCCGGACGTTGCGCCGGCTCGACTGCGGTAGACTTACGCACCGACGGATCACGAATGCCCGCCTCCTCCATGCGCGCCCGCAATTCGTCCCAGTAGGCGTCGCTGGCGGGGTTGTACCCTTCCTCGAAGACATCACGGTCGAGTTGGGCAACCGCCGCCGTGAAGGCGCTGCCAGCCGGCGTGTTCCGGTCCATGAACGAGGGGAACTCGTCGCGGAAGTCGGCGATGCGATCAAGCTCGCGCTGGCTCGGCTGCCGCAGGGTCGGTGCGGTGGTCTGCGGGATGCGCTGGACCGGCTCTGCCGGCAATTCGACCGGCCTGCCATCCGCCCATGGATGGCCGTTTTTCAGGAGGTTGAGCTGCGTGGTGGCGCGCTGGCCTTCGATCAGCGCAGTCTCGCGCTCATCCATCGCAGACGAGAAGGCGTCGGGGTCGTTGTCGGCCATCGCCTGCCTCAGACGGGCCTTGGCCTGGGCACCGCGCTGCGCCCACTCCTCGATCTTGCGCTCCTGCTCGGAAATCCGGTTCTGCACACCCTGCTGGTCGATCTGCTGGATGCGCGGCCCGATCGAGTCCATCTCCTTGCGGAGCCGCTCGACCTCGCCTTCGAGGAACGCCTCGCGCTGGCTGGAGACGCTGCGCGCATGGCGCTGCATCTCACGGCGTTCTCTGCGTGTCCGCGGCTGGTGCTGGCGCGGCTCGGTCGCACCTTCGGGTGCCGCAGGAGGTTCATCCTGGCGCGCCTCTGTGCCAGGATCGACGAACGGCACCGCCGGGGCTTGGCGTGCCTGGATCGGCTGGAAGGCATCGTCGGTCTCGATGATGTCGAAGACTTCATCGGCCTGGGATGGCTTATGGCGCTGCGGGCCGGCGGCGGGAATTGCGTCGCTGCGCCCGTTCAACAAGCCTTCCGAGGCAAGTGATGGACGCGGGGGCGGCGTACCGGCAGGCGGCTCGGGGTCGTCGTCTTCGGTCAGCAGGGTGTCACGGGCTGCGCTCATCCGAGGTATGCCCGCGCCGACATGGCGTCTTCGAGGGAATCGTAAACGCCGAGCACAGCGAGGTCCTTCAGCAGCGCGAAGTGGCAATAGTCGCGCACGAAGGCCCGGCATTCCCTTCCGGTCTCTTCGTCGTACCAGGTGTCCTCTCTCTTGTACTCGCGGACGATATAGTCGGGCTGGTACTTGGCGATGCGGATGTAGTCGCCGACCTTGCACCACGCCCCTTCGGGCCAGTACTCGCCGGTCTCGCGGCTCTTGAACGCAACGGGACCAATCTCCAGCACCTTGGCGACCTGGGTGTTGTCGAAGTCGGTCTTGCGCTGGTCGGAGGGGATTTCGATGCCGCCCGCCGTCCTGGCCAAGGGCTGGCGAATCTGCACCAGGAGAAGGTGGCCCACCGTGCGGATGCCAGCGCGGACCTGGGGGAACGCCTCGTCCTCGCTGCGGTAGGCATAGCGGATGTTGCTGCTGTCGCTCAGCATCGCGTTGCGCGCGAACGGCAGCGACGGGATGAACAATGCACCAGGGTTGGCCGCGAAGTGCTCGGCCGCCTCTTCGGCGAACTCGGTAGCCCTGGCACCCATCAGGCTTGGCCCTCGTCGAGGTCGACTGTCTTGAGGCTGGTGTAGGCCCGCTCGGCCAGGACAATCCCCTCATGCACGCCGGCGAGCCGGGCATGGGACATCGCCAATCCGTCGTTGAGCGGGAGAGCCAGCATCGCGTCCCTCACGGACCGCCGCTCCTTGTCCAGCAATTCCTCGTAGCGGTCCTTCATCGCGCGGATCGTTGGAGGATCATCCGAGGGAAAGCAACGCCTTGCGGGGCAGTCTGCGGTTACTGTGTGCAAGGCGTGCCGGTAGTATGTTGACGGGCGAGCGGTGCGGATGCGCGTAATGCGCGGCGTATGGCGCTCAGAGGTACAGGGTGGGCACAAGCATTTCGCAGAAGGACGTGCTTTCCCGGAAGGAAGCCGCTGCCCTCCTAAGCGCGATGGGATACCCGATCACGTTCCGCACACTTGAGAGGCTGTCATCGGAGCGGAAGGGGCCGCCCTACCGTCGCTTCATGCGCCGGATCAGCTACGACCGCGAAAGCCTGGTCGCGTGGGCCAGGGTCCAGACAACCGAGTACACCGGATAGGAGGCCGACATGTCTGTGATGAGGCAGACCTCACCTACGCATTCCGAAGGGAATTATCCCTTTAACGCACCTTCGGGACTATAGACCCAACATCCTGATATTTGGGGTGTAACTGAGGCTGGGCTGGGTTTGGGAAACCCTGCGGGGTATTGTCTGACAGTCGCGTGCCTATGGGTGGGGCTCATGGTTGCTACCGGAACATCTGCCGTCCTAGGGCATGGCCTCAATCAGGGCTCGAACCCGAAAGACGAAATTCTGCAACAGAAGGTCGGCTGGCTGTTTGGTTTTCAGCAAGCTGGGTTCGTTGAAGAATATCTGAGCGGCAAGAAGTGTATTGCCCTGCGAAGGGCGGAAACGGCCAGCAGGCAGCCGATACAAGATGGTTTTGTCATCAAGCGTGCGATGATGAGCAAACGACGCACCGCCAAGAAGGGTGATCTGGACTGCCTCAATGGTCGGATCGACCAACAAAAGCCGCTCATGCTTGCGCGCGATGTCAAGCTGGTGGAGCAGGTAGATGAGCTTATCTCCTCCCAAGTATGCCTTTGTTCGTTTGATCGCGGCGGCTTCGCGGGCGCGAATCCAACCTTTCTTTTTCAGCACGTCTACGGCGTCCTTAAAGTCGGCGGCATTCTTCCGAATGGGGAAGTGAGCACTGCTATTCGGTTTATGGCCGTTGCCCGTCAGCAGGGCCGACATGTCGAGGGGTGCCCGCAGATAGGCGACCATGAACTCCCAGTCGGCGTTCTTCGGGTCTACCTCCATGACCAGTTCGTATGGATTGCGCCGCTGCCAGGATATGAATCGCTCACGAAGGACTGGGATATGGGCGTCGGCCCACTGGACAGCATTCCATGAGCCTCGAAGGTCATCGCGCATGAGTGGTCGCCCGAAGCGATTTACGTATTGGACTGCTGACGGAAAGCGTCATTGGACCCGCTTTCTGGGGATTTCAGCGCCTGCCAGCGTAGTATTTGTTCCGGCTGACGCTCTATATGCGTGCCACAATCGCAGTCAAATGCCACAGGCCACGCCCCCACAGCCGCCTGCGGCCCCCAAGGCGCCGGCCAAGCCATCAGTCGTCCGGAAGCCCAGGAAGGGCTAGCTGGCACTCGGCGGCAGGCGTCCGCTGCTATCGTCGATGGCGGCAATGAGGTCCTGCTTAGCCATTTCGACGGCACCCAGCATCGCCAGTTTCTGGGATGCCGACGCACTGACGACGGAATATGCCTCACCGTTGGCGGCAAGGCCTATGATCGAGATCGCCGTGAGTTCACCGGCGCGTGCCATGTCGAGATAGCGCGCGAGCACGTCGCACACCCTCTCTTCAGGCTGGCCGGGAATTGGGTCTCCGTAGAGCGCGACGACCTTCTGATCGCTCACCAGGTCTTCCGGCCGCCGGCGGTCGCCGTCGGCACGGTGGAGGGATTGCCGGCCCCTTGCGGGTTTGTCACCCCGTCGGTCTGTCCGAGTTTCAGGCGGTGGTGCATGGGAACCGGCCCGTGGACGGGTTCCTTCGGCGACGCCGCGCGACCGTGGTTGGTCTTGATGTGGCTGTCGGTCGAGTCTCCGTCACGCATTGGGGACCTCCATGTTCTCGTCGCGCTTGAGCACGGCTCTGGCAACATTAAGCGACATCGCGATGCGAAGCCATGACCGATCTTCCAGCAAGTATCGGCGGCTTGGGATCTGACGCTCGACCTCCATCTTCCTGCCGTTCATCAGTTCGACGATGAAACTCGCGTACGGCACGCTATGGCTGGCGAACACGTCGCGCCGGTAGAGGTGTGCCAATTTGAGCGACAGGCGGTCGACCTCGGCATTGCCCTTATCGGCCGCCGCTTCTTCGAGTGCCAACCGCAGCAGTTCATCGTCGCACGGGCCGTGAGTGGTGCGGCGCTTGATTTTCCCACCGTCGACCACGGTGGGTGGCAATGGCGGCAGGCGCAGCACGCCCTATCCCCCTGACAGGCTACCCCCATCAGTATAGGTGCTCCGGGCACCCATCGCAGCCCTATCCTCGGCGATCTCCTTGGCGGTCGCGGTGTCCATCTGTGTGGTGGCGATCTTGGTCCGCGCCGCCAGATCGGCGTTGTCCCGCGACGCCTGGACGGCTTCGGCCTTGATCGCGTTCCCCTGCTGGGCGATGGCGTTCTTGCTTGCCAGTTCGGCGGCGTCCTGCTGCGCGCCGGCCTGGTCGGCCTTGGCCTTCCGCTGGGTTTCGGCCTGCGCGACCTGCACTGCGGCCAGGGCCGGGTCCATGGGCGGCTTCGGCTGGAGCTGCTGAAGGTGCTGGAACGCCCCGGCCAGTATCTGCATCGTGCCACCAAGGGCCGCCTGGATTTGCGGCATCGCAACCTGGCTCGCCATCGCCATCAGGCGATCGAGCATCGCCTTCACCTCGACATCGTTGCTGTCCAGATCATCCGCATGACGGCCCGCCGCGCTGCGGATCAGTTCCAGTGTGTGCGAGGCGTAGAAGTGCAGGAAGTGCTGCGCGATGTGCTTCAGCCCCAAGGGGAGGAAGGCCGGCGCAATGAGCGGGTTTCCGCCCAGCATCGGCTGCTGCAGGAAGTCCATGTGAACCTGGATGTGGGCGAGGTGATCCTGGTGGGGGAAGACCTCGGCCTGCTTGCCCAGTGCCATGTTCAGGTTCTCGACCACCGGATTGGTCTCCTCCGGCGACTCGGGCAGGATCAGGATGGATTCCGGGTCCGGCCACTTCATCAGCTTGAGCCCGGCCAGTTCGACCTTGCGCAGGTCATAGGCCGCAGGAACGGCTGCGGCGCGCGCCTGGATGTAGTTAAGCTGGTTGAACCGCTGCTGGTCCGAGTAGATGGTCGGGTCAGAGACGGGCTCGATGTCGCACGGGCCTTCGTAGTCGCTCCGGCGGACAAGGATTTCCTTGCCCGCCGCGTCGACCTTCAACTCCTTGGGCAGGTAGAGCCGGTTGAGCCGGTGCAGCCCCTTCAGGATGCGGTCAAGCGCCCAGTGCCCGCGGCCGTGGACGGCCGAGAAGACCACCAAGCCTTCTTCGACCCGTGACATCTGGGTGCCAACCGGGACCGGGGTGTTGCCCTGATTGGTCGGGCTGTCATCCAGGGAGGTGCGAACGACACCCTTGGCCGCCTCGGTGACGAAGCCCAGAAGCTCGAACAGCACTGGCGAGGGAGGCGAAATCGCGTTCGGCAGGATCCTCTTCCGGATGTCGTCCGCTTCAAGGCCGCCCTCGATCTCCACCAGTTCGCCGGGGTTGGGGGATCGGTTCTGTCCTCCCGATCCGGACCCCTTCAGGACGTACCCGCCCAGCATGTTGTTAGCGTGTGCGCTGTCCAGCAACGCCCTCAGCGCGCCGGTAGCGGCGCCGGACAGGCCGCCGATGATCTGGGGGAACCCGATTGAGAACGCCCCGCGCCACGGCAGGAAGGGGATTTCAAAGAGGTGCTCGATCGGCTCGCGGGCGTGGTCTCCATCCTCCCAGTTCCGGTAGAGCGACATCAGGTCCCGGTTGGTCTGGTCGATGGTGATGAGATACGGGTTAAGGTTTCCGACCTGCTCCTCCGACAGGTATGGCGCGGCCTCTTCCGACACTTCCAGGTAGGCCATGGTCATGTAGTAGGGCCGGTTGCCATCCAGATTTGAGATGGACGGCTCGACGCCTTCGACCTTGTTGGAGGCGGATTCGGCGCGGCTCGGGTCGGGAAGGATGCCAGGGGCGCCGATATCGAGGTCGATGTAGAGCCCGTCCTCGACGCGCTTCCGATACTCCACCGCCGTCATGCTGTCGGCCATCGTCTTGCGGTCGGCGGAGGCGAAGTCGGCGGCGCTGGCCGGGACGTAGACCTTGTCGATCGGCACGAACTCCCACCGCGCCCGGGCGAGGCGGTGGCTCCAGTACTGATAGATGAACTGGCTCCCTCCCAGGGGAACCTGGGTCAGCGCCACCTCAAGAACAGGCCGGGCCTCGATGATCTGCTCGGTCAACTGCCAGTTCATGTGGTCGGCCTTGCGCTTGGCCTTTTCCGTCTTCTCCTTGGTGACGGCACCAATGATGCGCGGCTTGACCGGTCCAGCCGGCGGGAACAACTCCTTGATCATGCGGGACTCGTAGTCGATGCAAGCCTCGGTCATCATCGGATGGACAACCTTGGAGGCACCCTGGAACTGCGCCCCGCCAGGCGCGTCCTTGCCAAGTCCGGTTCTGCGGATGCCCTCTTCGTACTGCTTGTCGCGTTCCTCGCGGGACTGCTTGTCCTCCTCGATCAGGCGGATGAGTTCGTTGGCGATTTTCTGGCGGATGGCCTGGGGAAGGCGGGCGGCGAGGTTCTGATAGAAGCCCTGATCGGGCGGGATGGATTCCGCCCTCTCGCCCGGCATGTTGACCCAGGCCCCGCCGTCGTCGGCGTCGACGATCTCGATGCCTTCGGGATCACCTGGGAGTTCGAGGTATTCCCCGGCCTCGACCCCCAAGCGGAACTGCGGCACGCGCTCGTCGGGGATTTCGTTGGTATGCAGGGTGGTGGCCGACATGGCGCCTCTTTCCATTGCCGGCCGACGGTCTGGCGCCAACCCCGCCCGACCGTAACACAGTCACACGCAAAGCGTCAGGATCAACCCCAGGTAAAGCGTTCGTCGGAACAGGGAGGGATGTGCAGTCTCTGAAGCGGGCGGATGGTAAGGAGGTCCGCAGTGACGCGCGCCCGTCTGCGTTCCATGTCGCGGAAGGCGTCCAGCGGCGTCATGCCGAACCCACTGATCGGCTCATGGCGATAGCCACAGTACCAGACTTGCCCACCGATGAGCCGCAGGACGGGTTTGTTGTTGGCCAGCATTTCAATCTGCCATGCGTGCGCCTGGATCAAGCCCCATGCCTCTTATTCTCCATGGCCCAGTAGACCTCCCGCACCCAGTAATGGGCCTTCAGGTCCGTGGAGATGTCTGCCCTCGTGAGCACCGAAAGGCCGGCATGGACCCGCAGCCGTCACCTCACCCAGCCCGGCATCACCAGCCCGATCGGCTGTTTTGACTGCCGGAGCGCGCTGGCCGGGAACGGTGGAGGCGGGGGCGGAGGAGGCGCGGTCAA